TTCCATTCTGTCTTTTATATACTGCTCATCAGTACAGAACTCACTGCGTGAGTACCATTGTTCTAAGTCATTAGACATAGTGGTTAGAAGTTCGTTGGTTTGTTCAATTAGTTGATTCATAATATAGTTCCTTATCTTTAATATGGTACCATTATACCACACTTTTAAGGCTTTGTACACCTTTTTTTGAAAATAAGTGTACTATTTTTATATCTATTTATTATATGTAATTGTGTTTATATAACGTCATCAAGTGGAAATATTTGGTATATTGCCTCGGCGCATGCCCTAGCTATTTCTTGATGTTCCTGCTGAGTACCATTGGCTGATCGCAATTGGATATAATGTATCCAAGATCTTAACGTTCCATTGACATACATGCGGGACATTGTTAGTCCTTCGGGAAGAATAGCTCTTGCCTGCTCTTTCGCGATACCTGCAGAAATTGCCCATTCGTATGCATGCTTACATCGCTCAATAATAACCTCTTGATATGATTCCCATATATGATGAATAGAATCTTCCATAGGGATATCAACAGAGTTTTGTCGATTTGTGGTATCTTGCATTCTAGCATCTCTGGTCACAAAGCTTAAATCTTTAGTAGGATCAGCATATCGCTGGCTAAACTCTTGGAAAGAAAATGATCTATGTCTAAGAATTTGACGGGCGATATCCCGAGTCGTATCGATTTCCATACAGACACTGGCCATCTCGAGAGGCGACCAGTGCTGATGTTTAATCAAATATTTAACTAGTTTCTCTGCGGTCTCTTCATTATTTTGGTTACCAGGATTCGACACCCTGGCACAATATGCTACCATTTGTAACAAATCGTCTTTCAAATCAACGCCAATTGCTGGCTTACTATATGAAACTACACGAACTTTAAACATGGTTGGTTATCCCTCTTGCTTCACTAATGTGTAGATTCCGTACACCAAACCGACCCAAGCTAACATCTTAGCTAAGCCTCCGAATAATACTACTGATCCACAAACTGCGATCAATGCAATACCATCATGTGACGTTCTCTCCGCTAATCTAGATTTTATCCAATTTAACATATATTTCTCCTATACTTTGAATTCCGCAAACGTATCTTTATTTTCTCTATCTCCCCACGTTGCGATTGGTTTATCGGGGATACTCATATCCGACATTATGTCAGACTGAGCGGATTCTTCTACATCGTACAGTTTCATACGTGCACGATCGATGCCGACTACAAATCTTTTATATTTAGTCGGATCATTATATCTGTTTTTAAGTTGTTTAACCATAACTTGGTTTAGTTCATCCAATTCTTCTGTTGCAATAAGAGCAAACATTAAATCAGCCGTGGCAGGTAATCCAAAAGACTCTGAAGTATCTTCTAGTCCTACATCAGTATTACTAAAGCCAGATCTGGTTGTTTGAGTCGCTGTCATAATTGGGACATTAAACTCAATTGCTAAACCACGTAATTCTTCAGCAATAGCTTTTATGTAAGTGTAACTATTTATACTTCCACCCATAGCCTTCATCCGAGAGGATGAACATATGTTCAGGTAATCTATATATATGATATGTGGTTCGAACTTCTTCTTCATCTTTAATTCATTCAATAAAGCTCTGAAGTGACCAGAATGCGCGGCACCGGTTGGATACTCTTTAATAAGTAACTTACCGATAGTACCTTTTGCTATCTTTTGAATCTTTTCAGCAAATACATTCTTAGATAACGTTTCAAGTTGTTGAATAGGTAGATCCATTAGATTCGCATCAATACGTTCAGCGATTCTTTCTTCTGCCATTTCCATTGTGATGTATAAAACATTTTTGCCCTGCTGTAATACTGCCGCAGCATTATGACACATGAACAAAGATTTACCAACACCGGTACCAGCTAAACACACATTAAGCGTCTTGTTTGGAATACCGCCTTTAGTAATCTTATTAAAGTAATCAAGATCCCAAGGTATTCTTTCTTCAGTTTTATTATAAAAATCAAAACGAGAATCGGAATCATCAATATAATCATGACCAATTGCTTGATCGAATGAAACACCGAGGGCCGTAGAAAGAATTTCAGGTATAGCACCTTCGCTCTTTTCTTCGTCTTTGCCGTCAATAATACCAATTGATTCCATAATAGCAATATACACTGCACGGTCTTTACACCATTTTTCAGTTTCATTTATAAGGTAATCAGTGTCTAAATCGGTTTGAGTATTAATCTCGTTGATTAACATTGAAGACTGATTTAGAATATCGTCGGGTGCTGAGACTTTTTGAAGCTCAATGTCTAATACTCTACCTGTTGGTAATTTATTATGAGTCGCTACAAATCCAACGATTAAGTCGAATACTACTTTGTGGCAACCTTCAAAATATTCTTTCTGAAGGTACGGTATTACGCGTCGGCAGTAGTCTTCGTTATTTAGTAGATGGCTTAGTACGTGTGTTGGTATCTCGTTCTGCAAGTGATGTTGTCCCTTCGTTAATAATATGTTTTAATAAATCGCCGAGATAATTGTTAAATTTCTCGTCTTCTCTCAATGTGTCGTGATCAAAATCACCTGGATCGTTAATGTTATACGTAAACGATAATGTCGCTATATCTAATTCAACAGATTCTTTAATCGAAACTGTTCCATAAATAAATCTTACTCCTTCATAAGGAGAATTATCATTTAAATGTATAGCATAAAAATCCGATTCAGGATGTTCTACAGTTATAAAATGACTATCCATTTTCTTGCTCGATATTTAAGTCTACGTCTAATAATGGTTTATGGCCTATTTGGTAATGACCAATTAAGAACTCTTTAAAGTTAGTTGTTTCAAATATAGGTTTCCAGAAATCTTCTTGCAAGGTATCTTTTTCTCGTACCTTTGGTTGAACAAGTTCACCGGTTTCCATATCGACTCTGCAATACCAACCTACGTTTGGTTTTTGTACATATCCACCAGCTAGAGCTACATCGAGTAGTCCAGAATATGGTGCGATACCACCTTCCCATGTTACAGTAATTGGAATCTTAGATTTTTCTTTTACGAACCTAGATTTTTCAACGTTAATTACAAAGTTATATCCTTTGATTTCCATACCAGTTTTTTGTTGTTGTCTTCCAATGATCCAAATATTATCTGCTGAATAATAAATGCCAGTACCGCCAGAAACAATCGCTTTAGGAAATAATCCGATTTCTTGATATGTATGATTAACAGCAAGCAAAGGGATATTCTTCATGGCCAGATAAGGAGTGACCATTCTGAACAATCCCTTGAGTGCTTTAGCTCTTGACATATCGGCTACTGATTTTTCGTTTAGCGCATCTTCTAATTCTTTCTTAGAAGCTAAGTTGCCAATAGAATCTATAACAACAATAACTTTATCGTTACGATCTAGATTTTCTAATTGACCAACAATATCAAATTTTAGTTGTTCGACATCTGTGATCGGCGTATGTAATACTCGTTGAGTATCAATACCGAAAGATTCGAAGTATGATTGTGGCGAACCAAATTCTGAATCATAGAATAATAGTACAGCATCACTGTGTTTTTTTAAGTAAGCACCTGCCATTAATAATGCAAATGAAGTTTTAAAATGTTTAGAAGGACCGGCTAATACCGTCAAACCGGGACTTAACCCACCGTCTGGATCTCCTGATAAAGCTACGTTTATCATTGGTACTTCTGTTGCAGTCATTTCTTTTTCACTAAAAAATACCGAATCTGCTAGTATATCCGAGCTTTTAATTCTCGATTGTTTTCTTAGTTTATCCATTACTGACATTAGAATTTCCTCCTAGGTTGAAAGGTTGCTGACATGCGCATTTCTCTCTTAGTTCTTGCTTTGGCCTCGGCCTTCTTACGCTTACGTTTAGACGTAGGTTTTTCATAAAACTCTTTTCGTCTAACATCTTGTAAGATTCCTGCAGCTTCAACTGCTTTTTTAAATTTGCGTAAAGCGACATCAAACGGCATATCTTGTGGTGGACGTTCGTCCCTCTTACCTTTCCGATTTTTGTTAAACTTTCGCGGTTGTGCTTGTAAATTAATGCTTGGCATAGTTCCTCTTCTTTTAATTAATTATATGTATATTATAACATGAAATCAGTGATTTGTACACAGTTAATTCCCCAATTTTTTCTTCTATATGATTCGGGAGATAAATGTACAGATGAAACACTTTCCATATTGTTCTTGGCGTATTGCTCACTATCCATAGTAAGCCACTCTTCAGGATATTTGACTCGCGTCATACCTAGTTCATCCATGCAAGATATCCATTCGGATAGTACTTGCATTCGCTCTTTTCGGGATCCCCAAAAAGCCTGGCCTTTGTAATAACCAGTTTTCGGTAATTTACGTTCTTCAAACTCAATAGGCCATGGAGTAGAATACTCTACCTTTATACCTTTTTGCTCTAGTTCATCACCAAATTTTTTCCATGCTTTCAACATAGGCTTTATATCAGCCTTTAGTCTACAGACATGATGTCTAATATCAATATTTCCAAATGACATTGTAATGCCTCTTGGAAAACATTCTTCTATGTGTTGTATAACATACTCAAACTCTGTGTTTATTTGGCCGTTGAGTGTTAGTCCGTCGGTTTTAATTACAAGAGAATTCTCTTTTGCATACGCTGCTGTGTGTGAGTCACCTATTGTTAACCATTTTATGTCAACAATATCTGTAGATTTTAATCTCTTTATGCCTTTACATTTCGCTGACACTTTATCGCACCAAGCTTTATCTGTTACATCTTTGCGCTTCTTTAGCATCTCTCCATAGTCTGGCATATCAATATCTAATGAATATATTACTTTAGCTTCTAAGAAGTTATTTATCCTATCTTCCAATTCATCATTGAATCCCGAAAACAAATTTAGAGATCCACCGAAGTTTACTCCGTGATCTAAATACAATACCTCGACATAATCTCCATTGTGATTAATCCCAACTCCAAGGTTTTCTGACCAGGTTCTAGCCCAGCCAAAACCGTGACTATTTTTCTTCTTTGGTATTTTATTAAATGTTCCTGTTATCATAAATTTTTATCCCAGTCTCTATAACTATCAATTGTTTCATATAATGTTTCATTATGCAATGTAGGTTCAGGACCAACATTCCAAAATAAAATATCTCGTCCGCTATTTTTTGGTATGTACTTCCACGCTTTTCCGTCGTACGTACTGATACACGGGAATGGCGGAAGATTCTCGGTTTTCTCTGAAGCCATAAATTGTTTAGGTTCGCTTATAACAGCAGCCCTTCCTAATTCTCCAGCTTTCATATTTCTAGACACTGCAACAGATGTAAATTTGGCATTTGGCCATGCGATCTGAAGCGCTCTGGTTAACACACCTGTAGAAGTGGCTACATAAACTTCGTCTGGTGCGCGTAGGGCACTCGCAACCTTCACCATTCCAGCAGTAACCATCTCATGTTTTAAACCTAATGGTACGAAATAATATCCATTTTTTCTTGCATCTTCTAAGGCTATTTTGTTTAAATTTGGCATTGCTGCTATTCTATGGAAACTAACATCGGCTCCTTGCTCAATACAACAAGCTTGATGATGTGATATTCTCTTACTAGATGGCATGTACAATCTTACTTTTTTATTGTGCCTTTTAGCAGCATCCAATATACTTACACCAGCTAAACCGGTTCGTGGTTGAACATACGCGATTGTCTCTTCTTTAATAGTACTTATTAAACAATCTCCGCCTCTAGTTTTAGATCCTACAATTAAGTCATCTCTAACAACTCGAACACCGTCATGCATAACTTCAACAGGAGCTGGATTTGGATCTTCCCAATTCTTAGCTAAATCTAAGTAATATTCCTTTGCTTCTTCTGGTTGCATTAAACCGATGTCTTTATTAAATCCGTCTTCTATGTGGTTATTATGAGGCATTTCGTATATCCTTGTCCATCATTAAATGTGAAACCATCGCTTTATAATCTTTAACTGTTAAATTATTTTCGTTTAATACTTTTAAATCTGAGGGGTGAGATTTCATTCCGTTGAACGTGTCTATTAAACCAAGCTCAAGCATTGGCTTTTGTCTGCCTCTCGGATGATCTTTAATATTGCTACTAGACCACAAGTTATCATAATCTAAGTGATTATAGTCATTGCCAGGTCTAACATAATTTTCAACCCATCTGATATAGTCACAGCAAACGTCTTCTGCATTATAAGGAACACTTCCGGTGTCACTATAAATTTGCATCATAACTTCGTCTAGGAAATCTTCTTTCTTTAATTTTTTGTCGTTAATTCCTAAATACGAAATACATTCAACTGCATTCGTTCCGTAATAAAACATGCTTTCAGTGTTAACCAAATGCGGAAACCAATCTGCTATATCGGCAACGACTGCTGCATATTGAAATGCGTATCGTCTTAAACCATTTTCAACATTCCAGTTTAACATAAATTCACCGACTTCTCTAAGATCTTTTTTACCTGGAGTAGCCAAGAAGTGAGATAGTTTTTTTGCCAGGATTGGAGCGTATTCACATAAGAAATAATCTCCACCTTTTTTGTAATCAGATGTCGGTTTTGGGAATGCTGGGAATTGATATCCGATTGAAGTGTAAAATGGTTTTCCTAATTTACCTTCAGCTTTAATGATCTTTTTCATATCATCAATGTCTTCAGCCAAGTGTAGCTTAAACAATAGTGTGTTATGATATCCAGAAGGTTTAGTTCCGTAATTAATTGCCGAACCAGTCACCCTATGTAGAATAAACAAAAACATCCAGGTTTCTAATGAATGAGTTTTTCCAGTCCAGTTTTTAGCAATCACCTCTCTTTGTGATGTTGCATGTCCGGATTGCATCTTATCCCAATATGGATGTTCTTCAGTCCAACCGTAAAATACGTCATTTATAATTTGAGAAAATCCTGCATACTTACGTTCGACTACATCGTACAATTCTACGTTTTCCATTAGATCGTCATTCATACCGCTTTCAAGATGTGGCATAAAGTTAGGAACATTGCACTTGATTTGCTGATCTTTTGCCAGCTCAAAGTACCTCAAGAAGTCATAATAGTATTCAGTTTTTTTCATAGTATAGTAAATAAATTCCTTAGTAGAAACAATAAGCCTACACCATTAAGTAAAATAAGAGCTCGGTCTTGCCATAGAATGGATACCCATAACCACAACGAAATGCCCATAGCTGATAATATAACATCGTAATATTGATATCCGTCAATGCCTCTAATAGACATTGCGCTTAAAACAAAGACCGATGCAACCCATTTTATATACCAATCTAATGTGTATTTCGGTGTTGCGCTTTTAAATATTCGTTTACTGTTTTTGATTTCTTTTGGATCAAAGTCTGCCATGCTATTCATCGCTATGTGGTGTTTTATGTTTGTCTGTGCGTTCATATTTCGTCTTATCCGGATGAGTAGAAGGTCTATGAAATTTATCCATGTTCTTCTTAACCGGATTTTTTTTACCGAATATAGTATCCCAATTATCTCTACCTTGCTTAGATAAAGCCTTTGATCGTATACTATCTCCTGTTATATCGTTTTTAGTCGCCATTTTTTTGTGGCTCCTTCATACTGATATCCTTACCATCAACTACAATGTCAACTCTTTTAAAATGCATACATTCGTTAGCATCAGTAGTGAGCATAAAAGTATCTCCAGTCTTAAATGGTGTGGAGTTTATATTTACCCTCTGGTGAGGTTCTAGTGCGGTATTAATGTCGTGGAATGTTAATCCATCTTCTGACATTTTAAATTTGTAACCTATATATTCCATTGTTGTTTCCTTAATTTGGCGCGTCCTGGAGGATTCGAACCTCCGACCTACGGCTTAGAAGGCCGTTGCTCTATCCAGCTGAGCTAAGGACGCTGCATTCTAATCTATGAAGTCATATGCTATGTTAGCTTCATCAAACATTTTCTTAGTTAACTCAGTAGATTCTACCCAACGCTCTGGCATCGAATCATCTATAGTTTTAGTAACTACACGTTCAACGCCAACTTGTATAATACCCTTAGCGCATTCAGAACAAACTGGTAATCCGTGTATGTATAATGTTGCACCATCAAGCGATGTTCCATTATATGTTGCGTTATATATGCAATTCATTTCAGCATGTACAACGTGTTGATACTTAGTAACCTTGTTTTCATACATGGCAGCATCATCAGATATTCCACGCGGAAATCCATTGTATCCTTGAGCTAAAACTTGTCCCTTAGATCCTACAGCAATGGCTCCAACTTTTCGAGATGGGTCTTTTGACCACAACGCGATGTGTTGGGCTAAAGCAATATATCGTTTATCCCACTTATGAACTTTAACTGATTCCCACATATTATACTACTAAATCAAAGTGACGTTCGTAAACGTGTAGATTTTGTACTTGCCAATGCATTTGGCCGGTATCAATTCCAAGCTCATCTGCTAATTCGCCAAGCACATATTCTTGCCAAGCATAATCATTGCGATAACCGAAGATCACGTCGTTAGATCTCATTTGAACTACACACTCTAACGCATCGTCACGTATGTAATATGTGACTGCATTTGTGCAGATAAAATCATTCTTACCATTTTCATACCACTCGTGCCAAATGGAAGGTCTTTGATATACCATACTAGCTCTACGTGAATCTTTGTTTCTAGTAAGTTCTAATACAACTTGTTCAAACTGATTATGGTACTTTTCACTAAAAATCAAATGACCATAATTGGAATTAATTTCTCCATGGTCGTTTGCAGCCATTTTCCATGCGGCAGGTGGTTCACGGTCATTACGATAAATGTCATTGATATTTGTAGATTGATGTACATACCAATCTATTTCAGATTCGATATAGTTTCTGTTAGGTTTGCCAAAAATAGCCGATTCGTCAGCAATAAAAGATGCACCGATTAACTCAATAGTTTTACCACCATTTCTGTCTTCGGTAAACATTTCGTTTAAAAGTCTGGCTTTAAATAAACCTCGGATGTTGCTTATACTATTCATTTTTTATACCTATCGTCAAGTTCTGGATGTTCGTTACAATGCATCATTAAGATCATTAGTTGTGTTGCGGCATGCGATAAATGCGTTTTACCTGATTCTGGATCTAGGTCTTCGCCTGCATGCCAAGCATTAAGATGTCTTTGAATTGATGAATATGTTCTAAGTTTACTAGTAGAATCACCGTCATCACGCCAATTATTAACACCATACTTTTCAGCACCAAAGCCAAATACTTCAGCAATTTCTAATAGTGCTTCTGGTGGTATTAAAGCTAATGGTGCTTTGCCTTCATCGAATTTCATAATAATGCCTTTTTGTATTTGATATGGTTATTATAACACATATTAAGTACTATGTACACACTTATTTTAATTATTTTAATGGGAATGGGAACCTATAATCTGGATCATCGAATGAGTTTCCGCCGTAAGACTTAGCAATGCGCAACGCGTTAACTGCCTTGTGAGCTTCGACTAATCCTAAGATCTCGTAGGAATATTCACGGCCGGCTTGAAGCGGTGATCCCCATGGTTCAACCCATTTCCAAATTTGGAAATAATCTAGATTGCCTTTAAGAACTTGCTCTTGAGGATAGTAACTAATTTTAACTCCTGCCTTTGCAAACATCTTATAGTCAATTTTACCGAAGTGGCTATGTGTATTATCATATTCAAATCCTTCATATAGTGTTAAATCTGAGCGGTGGTTAATCATATCGTGTTCCGGAAATTCTGAATCCCATCTACGATATTTGTTTAGCTCACTTTTATCACGGCACTTAGCGACTTTCTTATCTCGTTGTGCGATGAACTTTTCAGTCACGACTCCGGAATATACACCGTTAAATTCTTCATTAATGTCAGATCTGTGTATCATTGTATGCTTACTCCCCAAGTATAGCTTTAATGTGTTCAACATCGATAATTGCTGCAGCTTCGCCATCAACATCAACCGGCATAGATTTGCTCCAATCAAGGAATACTCTATCTCCTGTTGATACCATTAATACCGCGCCTGTACTAACAGCCAAAACTAAAGCAGGCTTTTGGCCTTTTGTAATTTCTTTTGTAAGTATGATTCCACCAGTAGTGGTTTCTTCTCGTTCAACTGAGGTTACTAGAACCTGATTGTGTAACATTTTTTTAATGCCCATTTTTTTCTCCTATTAATTTAAATTTAATTATATGTTATTGCGGAATACAAAATCAATTGCTCTTTCCGCTTCTTTCGTCATATCACGTTTACCATACCATCCACCAGTCTCATTGTCTAAGTCTGAACAGATCCATGCTACTTCGCGTGCTGAGATTGGATAACCTCGCTGCATCGCATTTCCTGCGGTTGATACCATAATTTTATACATCTGTAAATACCATCCTGAACCTGTAATGCCCTTGTATTCTTCAACTTGTTTTTTGTTTACAAAAGGGCAGTCTCTATATCCAGTCCATGAAAAGTTAGTGTTGTTAAGTTGTGCTTTTCGGTGTTCAACAAGTCCTGCTCTAATAGATTCTGGAAGCTTATCGAAAAACGATTCATTTGTGACAACGTATCGGTGTCTTTCCATGAGCTCATTTGGATCCATGATTGATCCGTCGTGTGTGAATATAAAGTTGTACCCGCCTTGATACTGCGAGGGGACGTAATACATTCTACTGAGGTCTTTTGTTTGAGCATCTGCGATGTCTCCTATTTCTTTGTTTAAAGCAAACCAGAAGTGTTTAATTTTATCAGACGGAACTGATTCGGTTAATGGAAATACCAATCTAAACTTTGGATGTGCCTTGGTTGAGCTTGCTGTAGAATAGCAAACATATTTGTATTTAGAATACTTTTCGTGAATATCTTCAATTGAACCTTCATAATCATCTACATCGACAATGCCGAAACCACCCCAACTAATAACATTTGCATTAGCTCGGGTAGTTCCGGTCTTATATGTGGCTGGTGATATTAAGGGAGCATCAGTTTTCTTTTGATACTTATCACTATTTGCCAATTTGTATAACACTTTTTCAAAATCATCAAAGGAATTATAATCAACTCGCTTAACGGTTTTGTTATCGTATATACTATCGAATATCGTTAAAGATACCATGATTTCCTGCGTGCGATGGAGCTTTCCAATCTTCAGGTTTCATGAGATCTGGAAGTCCTAGTGGATTTGGTCGGCCTTCTTTTATGCCGACCTTCTTAGACATGTTAGCTTTAAGAACTTCATCCCATGCTTTATAAGCATCTACGCCAAATGCGTCGAGAGTTCCAATGGCAACTACACATAGATCGATTAATCCATCTACTAGTTCTTCGCCATCTAAAGTTTCAAATGCCTTTTTAGTTTCGTCAAGTTCTTCTTGTATGAAGTTTATGCGAAACTCTAAAAAAGTTTTTAGTTTCTCTTTATCTTTTTTGTTATCAAAAATCCAGTCTAAAGTACCGAATTTGTCTTGCATCGTTTCGATGTCGTCTACCCAGTTATTACTCATTATACTATGATTCCTTGTTTAGGTGGTGTTACTATACCACTTCTCATAGATCTGATTTGATCTACTAATTCGTCTACCGGTTCTAAGATCATCATCACAAACTGACGTTGAATTACGATCCTTTCATCTTTGGCGTATGCCATAAATGGAATAAATCCGATTTTACCTGGTTCAGTCGATACCATAGAATACGCTTCGCTGATTGCGATCGTGTGTTCTGATTCTTCGACTTGACCGATGATTTCCTCTCCCGAGGTTAGTCTTACTAATTGCATTTTTTTTCTCCGTTATGTGGTCTATTATAACACACTTTTCGTGTAATGTACACAGTTATTTTAAAAGAATTCTTCGAGTGTTGCGATCTCTTTCGAGTTCCAGCCTACGGCGGATAGAATCGGATCAATAACATCTAAGAAGGTTTTATTAAATTGCTTATCAAAATCAATATAACGATGCAGGCCAAACTCTTCAGGAAGATAATCAAGGAACGATATTACATTTTCCTTGATGTGATTTGGTGTACGCAAATAGATAAACTTAATCTTTTCGCCGTTTTGAATTTTGTTGTATTGCTGTCCTAAAGACATATCCTTTAAAAGCTTATTGTATAGAATTCCGCCACGTGCATGAATCGGTGTGCCCTTTCGATATATCGTTTGTTTATCTTGAAACTGAGTCAAGTTAGTAATTCCTCGAGGGAATGCGATTTCGTTTGGCGGTAGAGTTTTAAAATGTGTTCTAAAGGTTTCTATGTTGCTTTGAACTTCTTTCTCAGAACCAGCAATTATGGTCTTGAAGATCTGCTTTAACGCTTCCCGACAAGGTGCTGGTGTTGATGATTTGATAGCCTCAATACCCATGATTTTGAGTTTAGGCTCTGCGTATCGTACACCCTCGTTATCAAGTACGTTTAAGATGTAACGCTTCTTTGCTGTCCAGATACCACGATCTGCAATAGCTTCTCGCTTCATTACCATTCGGTTTTCGATACCGCCCATGATTCCGAACAGTTTGGCATAACTATCTTCCAAGACAGTTTCTAATTTATCCTTGCAAACCGTATCAATAAATTCTAATGGATTTATAGGATTTACGGCAGACACAAGATCGTCAAGGCAAACATACACAGAATCTGTATCGATAGCTAGAACATAGTCTTTTTTAGTTTTAAGCACCGATTGTAAGTATGTGTTAATAGCTTCTTCTGCCCAACGAATCGTTAACTGGCCAGACAATGTAATACTTTCAGCAATACGTTGATCAAAGAATCTAAAGTATTTATTACCTAAAGCACCATAAAGTGAGTTAAGTAGAATCTTAATAGACATTTGTTGATTTTCAGCAATTGCAATATCGCGTTGAACTCGATACAATTCTTGCTTATTGCTTTTGTCAATCTTCTCTAGTTCTTTCTGAGCTGTGATCATTTGACGTTTAATAATAACACGTTCGCTGTACATTTCATTAATGATCTTTGGTAGAATGCCAAGTTCGCCTGTTTTAAAATATTGGCCTGAAGCAGAACAACATTCACCTTCTTCAAGCCTTGGTTTTAATTCTCCAGTCAGTAAACTGTCAACGTTAACATTCGCGACTTTGCCGCTAATAATAGTTTCTGGAGACATATTATATTGCATAATAAGTGATGGATACAGTGAGTTTAAGTCAAAGGAAACTACCCATTCGTGCATGCCAACTTGAGGATCTTTTACGAAACCGCCAGGGTATGGGGATTTAAACTTTTCTTCAGCAAAGGGAATGATTACATTATTTGCGTACAGGTTTCTAAATATGATAGCATCCCATATCGCAGTAGTTCCCATAACGTCGCTGTAGTTTACACCGCCACGATATGCCATAGTAAGTGCCAATGTAATAAGTCCCATCTTATCTTCGAAACGATCTACTAAGTCTACGTCTTTAATGTTGTAGTCGATAAACTTTTGATGATCGAATTTGTAAAGAGTGTGAAGGTTTCCATGCTCTTCGTATGAAAGCTTACGTTCGCCAAGAACCACATTAGCAATATTATCTAGCTTGTACGATTCCTGAGGTCCATATGAATATCCAAATTTACGGAATAAATCAAGGTAATCCATCTGAGCGATACCTTGAATATCGTATGCCATTTGCTTACGTTGCATGGTATTGACATCACGTCTATCGATCAATCCCCAAGGAGATAATCTACGCACAAATTCTTCGCCGTGGATTTTAATAATTCTGTTTATCAGGTACGGCATATCAAAGAATCTAGAATTCCATCCAGTAATTACATCCGGACATTGTGACGGTAAAGCCCAATGCGCAATGAATCTTAATAGAAGCTCAGATTCTGACGCGCACTTTTCATAGATCACACGATTTTCTTTCATGTACGTCTGTGTTACGTCGTAGTCTTTCAGACCCCAGACATAGAATGTATTGTCGATATTATTTTTCATACAGATCGCAGTTACTTCGTGTGCCGCGTGTTCGGGTTCAGGGAAGCCTGCATCAGATTGCACTTCAATATCGATTGTTGTTACGTTGATTAGATTACGATCGAATTTGATTTCGCCAGGGAATTCGTCGTTAATAAATGCTGGAATATGTTTGTTATTACCAAATATATGTCGGCCAGCAGTTTGTTGATTTGTTTGTAACCAATCCTTAGCATCACGCATAGAATCAAATTGTATCGGTGATACTTTAGTTCCATCAAGTGCCTTGAAAGGAGTTGGTTTTGGAGTGTTAACAAAATACGTAGGTTGGTATTTTATTTTTGTTTGAATTTTTTTGCCGTTCTTATAACCACGATATAGCAAAGAATTGCCGTATCTTGAAACGTTTGTGTAGAATTTTATGTTCATAGTATAGTCATTACCAAATAATAATATATGTATATTATATCACAGTTTACACGCTTTGTACACATAAAAATGGGGGACGAATCCCCCATCCAGTATTTAACATTAAAACGAATTCACCTGTAAGTAGATTATTACTGGCGAAATTAATAAAATTCCCGCCCCTAACATTACAATTTCTACTAACTCGAATCCAGCCCTAATGCCATCTTTGTGCTTACGTATGTAACCCATTTTATAGCTCCAGTAAATTGCTTAAACAACCCACTGAGTTTTCGCTGCTCACCGGAATTTACTCTTGAATAAATTCCTTCTTCTTTGATGCCCCAGCAGACCCGATTTCGATCTTCCTAGGACGCCTTTCTTCTGGAATTTCTACTCTGGCTTTAACCACAAGTATTCCATTCACAAGATCGGCCCCGTCTATTACGACAAATTCTGAGAGTCGGAAGGACTTCTCAAATTTGCGGGATGAAATCCCTTTGTGCGCATAATCGCGATCATCATCATGAGACTTTTCACCTTTTACTAAAAGAATGCCATCCTTGACTTCTACAGATATATCTTCATCTGCGAATCCTGCAACGGCGAGCTCAATGTTGAAATTTTCAGCATCGACCTTTACAACGTTATGTGGTGGATAATTGTCTTGAGCTCTTCCAGCATTGTGGATTCTTTCAAGTTCGTTTAGTATTGGATCAAACCCAATAAATAGTGAACGCGGTACGTTCATAGTATTTCTTACCATTTTTAGTTCCTCCTATATATAGCAAGGTTAATATATGGACCCGACCTATTCGGCATCCACAATTATTTATACAAGTTATTACACTGGTTTAAATAAATTTTTGAATTATTGAAAGATTCTCCAGACATTTTGTATTCTGTTGCACTTCAATAGTTCGTGTATTTTCTTCATCATTCTTTGTTACTGTTTCCGATATTGTATTTTGGGCATAATTGCCATTGGCTTTTTTCTTTATAAGGAATGACTTTAATCTGCCTTAATGGCGCGATGTCTTTAGCTTGATCCGCTGTAACGAATGTGACTAATCCCCAATCTGAAAGTAATGTTGCTATGGTATTTCTGCGTTGAATGTCATTCAGTAATAGATTCGATGGCTTACCATCTAATAAGAACAATTCTTTAAAGTGCACAATGAAATATCTTCCTTGTTTGTGCAGTATGTGACATGATTGGTATAGCTTTTGATCTTTCCTAGATGCTACTCCAATTCTAGTTAACGTTTCTCTGATTTTGAGAAAGTCATCTGGTTCGTTTAATGTGATTTCCAGCATAGAGGCCGGGGTCCACTGAACCATCTCTATATTATTTTCGTTTTCCACCTTTGTACATCCTCAATTTCAATTCGTTTATTTGCTCATTATTTAATAATGACAATACAGACTTAGCTTTTTCATTACTATATCCATAATATTCCTTTATCAATTCTAAGTTCTCTATGTTAATGGGTTTGGCCCATTTAGAGAATCTTTTCTTCTTCCTAATTATATTTATAAAAAAATCAAATTGAAGGCGGTGATCAATGTGGTGATTTATATTCATCTCATTCGCGTAGAGAATAGTGTCTGGAAAATAAGATAGTCCGCGATTTACCATAAATGGTGTATACGCTTTCTCAGAAACGTCATCAACCATTATGTCTTTTTTGCTAGTGTTAATAGCATTTAAGTAATCGAAGGGGTTCATTTAAATCGAACCCCAGCCATCACTTCAGTGAGACACGCAACAGTGTTAAGTTCGTGATCTGCAACAAAAGAATTCTTATATTGATAATCAGCAAGTATAAGCACTAATTGTGGTATACTCGATCCATCGATATAGTCATTCATATTATCATAAATTTTACGATAAATTGCTGCTGGTTCAGAATCAATATTGTTACTTACCCACTGTCTCATGCCTTTAAAGTTCTTTTCTTTTAAGTGGATCATAAGATCATTAAGAGAAACTTCGGATAAAGATACAAGAATACCAGTATCAATTGTGCCGCTACTGCTGTAACGTTGTAGCTCGTTAAGAACTTTACGCCAATCTGGCATGTGCTTCATAATAAGTTCAGCAACAACTTTCTCGTCGTATGTAATACCTTCATGTTGTAAGATGGTAGTACAACGCTTTAAAAATTGTCCACAAAGTGGAGCTGCGTCTTTCTTAGAAACATTAAACTCGATTGTAGTACAACGAGAATGTAGTGGATCAATGATCCTGTTTTTAAAATTGCATGTTAAAATAAATCGGCAGTTGTTGCTAAACTCTTCAATAAACCCCCGCAATGCGGGTTGTGTTGATTGAGCATTTAAATAATCTGCCTCATCCAAGATGACTACTTTGTAGCCACCTTGAAGAGAAACAGAAGATGCAAACTGCTTAATTTTATTACGTAATGTATCAATACCAGATTCTTCAGATCCATTGATCAATAGAAAGTCTAAGCCAAGTTCGTTGCACAAAGCTTTCGCGACTGTAGTTTTACCAAGGCCGGCTGTGCCGGTGAGAAGCATATTGTGTAGGTCACCTCCTTTAACAATATCTTCAAACGTTTTTTTGATTGGTTTTGGTAAAATACAATCTTGAATTTTTTGTGGACGATATTTTTCAACCCAAAGAAACTCTGACATTAAAGTACCTCCCAACCAAGAACTGTTTCTACACGAAACGATCTCCATGCTTCTTTGTCAAGTGACCATACGGCCAAATGCGCAGACTCAGGGTTAACGCTTTCGATTACGGATTCTACACCGTGTGCTTTTAAAACAGTAGTATTGAGAGTTGATGGCATGACTCGTACTTCATCTGAGTCAATCTTTTGAAAGGTAACTGTAACAGTTCCTCTTTTTAATGCTTCGATTAAACGAGCACATTCATTGCGATCCATAATATATCCTTCATAATAAAATTAAAATGTGTGGAGGAGCTACCTCCACGTTAAGCTAATGGGTAGTTTAAGCTTCTTCTGCTTCAACTGTTTCCGGAAGATCGGAGCCTGCTGGCACCATTCCTTCTGGAGTTTCTTTTCCTTGAGCTTCAGATGCAGCATTTAAAAATGCGACAGTTCTGTTTCTCAATCCCCCGATGGCCTCCATTTCCTGGCCTTCAAATCCACCTCTTTTAGAACAGATATCGATAATCTGTACGAATGTTGAGATGTCTTGAAGTGAAAGCTGTGGAGCTTCCGCCTGTGTGCCTTCCTGTGGAAGGACTTTATCTTGTAGTTCAGTCATTTGTTTCTCCTTTGCAAAGTAGACTAATTATAAGAGACCCGGCCAATCCGGCATCTTCTTTTATTATCCTCATATTATAATGAGAATTTTTTCTGTGCATAGTTATTTATACACCGAAACTTGATGATTTCTCTAATGCGATAAAATAATCTAAAGGATTATCCGCATTTCTCCAGTTGGAGATAAGTCTAGATGAAATCGAAAGCTTGTAATCGCCTTGAAGCATTTTCAAATTAGAAATGCTAAAGACATAGTTAAATGTTAAATCAGATGTAGTACCTAGACTAATGTCGAAGGTGTTCGCAGTAGCGTCTTTATCGTTAAACACTGACGCAGCAACTTCTCCACCTTGACAACTAAATGCTAATTCTGAATGCCCTAGAACAGCTGCCGCTTTTCGGATCTTATCTAAATTATTAGATGACAGATCTAAAACAACTTCGCATTCCGGCATGTTGATATCTTTACTAGGTTGTGTGAGAATTTCAATCTCGGAATAGTAATACTTAATCCTTTGAGAACCATCAGACATAGTAAGGAACTTATCACTAAAGTCAACTTCTGGATCATCCATAAGACTGAATAGCGAAAGAAATTCGTTTAGGTCATACACACCAAATTCAACTGGAAAGTCTTCCAGGATAGATGCATTTGCCATAATAGTTTTTGCTTCAGAAATAGTCTTGAGTTCCTTTCCAGGTTTAAAGACTAAATTTGCGTTGATACCCGAAAAGTTTTTCAGGATGTTAATAGTTTCACTTGAGATTTTCATAATTTACCTTTTTTAAATTTGTTACATATATTATAACACAGTTGTAGTAGTTTGTACATACTTATTTTGAATTTGATCGATCGTGCTCATAGAGCGCAAGCAATCCGTAATGTAAGACCTTCATAAGATCTTTTCTGTGATCGTCTGGAGTTCCTTTCTTTCCGTATCGGGCATTGTACTTATCGACGTTGCCGAGGAAAAAGCCAAGGCCATGTCCTCTGTCGACTATGACTTCAGATGACTGAAGTCCGCCTTGACCGTAATGTTGTCCATACGTAGAATCAATGTACGTTTGGAACTCTTTGATAAGAGTTCCTTCGTTAAATTTGTAATCAGGTTTATTCATATGAAGCTTCCTGAGTTGTCTCATTTGTACCGTCAGCGAGAATAACACCCGCATCAACTTTACTGTAGAGATCTAAGAATGCTGACTTAGTATCTTCGTCAAACCTTGCGATGCATAAGTCGATCGCTTTAGCTCTATTGTTAAAGATAGAGAAAGTTTGAGCAATGTGACACAACCTTCTAGTCGAAATAACCTCATCTACACCTTCATCATAGAAAGTTTTTCTGATGATGTCAGCCCAAGTAATAAGTTTATCAACAAAATCTGTGTCTTCAACTCCAAACTTTGTCATATGGTTGTTTAGAATTTTTGTTTCAATCGAAGGTGATGGAAACTTCTGATCAATCGCAACGGTGAATCTTTCTAGGAAAGCCTCATCGATGATTGAAGCAGCAGTAAACCTACCGTCTTCAGAACCTTTACCTTTCGTATTAGCCGTGGCTATAACGTTGAAGCCAGCCGCAGGAGAGATTGTTTCACCCGTTTTCTTAACGAGAACAGGCTTACCTTCAAGTATACCTTGAAGACACATAATCTTATTTGTAGCACGATCAATTTCGTCGAGCAATAAGATTGCACCATTTTCCATCGCCTTAAGCACAGGACCTTTAGAGAATACTGTTTCTCCGTTAATAAGCCTGAAGCCTCCAAGCAAATCATCTTCGTCTGTTTCTGGATTAATTTGAACACGTATGAACTCCCTATTAAGTTTTGAACATGCTTGTTCTACCATAAAGGTTTTACCGTTACCGGATAATCCTGATACGTAAACCGGATAGAACATTTGTGATTTTATCATTTTAACAAGATCCGTAAACGCTCCCCATGGGACAAACGTTGGATCTGCCTTTGCGAATGTTTTGTCTTGATTCACAATGGATTGCATTTTAGCTGCTTCCCTGATATCGGTTACTTTTGGAGTTGTATCGACGGTCTGTAAGAACGCTGATAAATCGTAAGTTCCGATTTTAATTCTGTTGTCTGTTGTTAGCAAAGGATAGAAGTCCTTGCCAGTATAACCCATCGCTCGGGCTGTGGTTTCTATGACGTTCTTCCTGAACGCTGTTTGATCTGGGTAATTCTTAGCCAGTTCTTGTAATAGATTTTTTGTTGAGATTTTCATGTCTTTCATAATGTAGTTCCTTATCAATCGTGTTTATATGTATATTATACCATAGTTTAGTGTGTTTGTACACACTTATTTGCGTTTATTTTCATTTATTTTGACCAGTTTATTGTATATGGTCATTAAGCTACTATCCTCCCAAACGTAGTCATAAGAATCTTGTTCTGTTTCTTACTTTTTGAGTACTTCTTAAATGCAGTCGCCATTTGATTCTTTGTTTGATCCGAGCTAACTCCGAATTCATCGTCGTCAGTCGAAAGGTTATTACCGCCTTTAACTAAGTAGAATTCAGTGTAACCTAATGCATCCTTTTTAACGACGCACTTATTTTTTCTGTATTCCTTTGCTGCTTCAGATCTTGAAGCTGAACGGTAAGCATCTTCGATTTCGTCTATCTTAAAGTTGAATGCTCTGTTATCATCAGCCATAAAGAATCCGATGCAGCTAGTGTTGTATCTAGATCTTATATTTTCTAATAGAGTTTTAACAACTTTCCTATTGTTTGGTGAAGTGAGTAATTTACCGTCAACCATGAGATTAACTCCTCTATAAGAACCTCTATTCTGTATCTTATTATCTGAAATACTGCTATCAGAGAAGGCTTGAAGATTATTCGAATCTCCATCAGAAAACACTACAAGATTCATCTTTTCGATCTGATGCTTAGTCTTGAATGCTTTAATTAAATGAGTAGCAACAACAAGCGCTTGATGCAAAGGCGTTGATCCAAACTCTTCAGATTGACCAATCATTGATCTAGTGGCCCAGGTTGACATAGTAGCTCTTGCATGAATAGCTCTCAGAGACTCTTCAAAATCGGCTTTTTTAAGCTTTGAAGAAGTCAGTAAAGGCATAGACAAATCATCTAGATCTAGATCTCCATCAAATAATAACCCTTGGTTTTTTAAGTCATAGGTATTCAGCTTCCTGTTTCCAGTAGTAAACGCGTAGACATCAAAGGGAATATTGACTTGTTTACAGAACAGAACTAAATGTATTAGTTGTTCTAAGACTTTAGGCAATGAATCATACATTGATCCTGAGTAGTCTATAAGCATAATCATTCCATGGCTTTGTGCGTCATGCAATCTAGTTGTTTGTTTGAATATATCTTCGTTAGTCTTGTAAGAAAACAACTTATTGACATCGATTACACCAGTTTTTGCTGTTGTAGCCTTTGCCCACTGTGTTGCTGCTTTTCTCATTTCGAATTCTTTTACCGCAACTCCAACACTTCTTTTAACATTTTTTATGTATGCAGGATATGCGAGATTCGCGTTAGACAATTCTTCGACTTGCTCTTCATGCAAATGCTGAACTCTACTATCTCTCTCGAGTTTAAGATCTTTGTAATCAACTATGATTTTTTTCATAACTTCTTTGTTGATATCAGAGACTGTAAGAATTTGCATTCCTGTATCTTCATCAATATCTAATAAAGATTCTTCGTTCTTTCTAAAAGCATCGTCTGTAAGAGAAACTTCTCCATCGTGACCATTTGATGATGACGAAATGTCTTCATCATCTTCATCATCGATAGTAGGTGAAGGAGCATCGCCGTCTTGTTCGCTTGATTCGTCAGAATCATCGTTTGAGCTCGGTATATCTCCTTCTTGATCTTCGTCCTGAGTGTCTTGTTCGTCAGGAGCATTATCTGGTTTTTCCTCTTCTTCCTCTTCGTTAGCTTTATCATAAGCTACTATGTCTTTAACAAGTTGTAGTACTTCTGGAAAATCTTCGGTCAACATTGCTCTATCCATAAAGACTTGCTCTTCATCGTTAAATTCAATGATTACGTGAGATCCGACTTTAGCTTGTAGATTAATCTTATCGATAATTCTTAGTTCAGTTATATCTAAATCGTCTGTTCCAAAGAAATTGTCGTCAAAAAGCTTTGAATAAGCTCTACTGAAAGGACCTACAAGTCCTGGATAAGTGCTTTTGATCACTCTTTCGATTCTTGCATCTTCGATAACGTTGATGTAAGATCTAGGGCAACCTTGTAATTTTTCTGGGCTATCGTGCCAGCCTTCGTACGGAGTTGCAAGTGCATGGCCAACTTCGTGACCTACAAATAGATCATAAATATCTTTACCCATATCTTTCCACAAAGGTAGACCTAGAACACGGTTCTTAATATCGAACCATGGGGTCCTGTAATTACCATGTCTTATAGTAATATTTTCTTTTGCCAGTAATTTGGGTAGACTTGAATTGTTGTACATATTAACTCCTTATCTTTAATATGGTACCATTATACCACACTTTTAAGGCTTTGTACACCTTTTTTTGAAAATAAGTGTACTATTTTTATATCTATTTATTATATGTATTTAGCTTTTTATAACTATTTGATCTTCGAAAAGTTGCGTTCTTTGATGAATTCTATCTTAGATCTAAACTTATTTTCTAGGATATCGCCCTTATGTGATATAATAAACACGTTAGTTCCGTCTTCAAGTGTGTTTAGAATCTTAGTTAAATTGTCGATACCGTCATGATCCAATGAAGAATCAAAGGTTTCGTCTAGTACAAGTAAATTAGTAGAAGCTGAATTCTTCATTTTAGCAATCTGTCTCCACGTAAATAGTAAAGACAAATCAATCCTTTGTTTTTCGCCTTCACTAAATGACGCGTAATTAAATGCGTCACGATGTCTAGATCTAATAGTCTCGTTAAAGCTTTCATCTAAATGGAATGCGACAAAGAAATCTAAAACTTGTAAATATTGATTAATAAGTCTATTCATGACTGGTAGATACTGTTTAATAACTTTCGTTTTAATACCAGTATCTTTAAGCATCTCTCCAATGACTTCATTATAAGTTCTTTCTTCTACATATTCTAATTTCTTTTCAGTGACAATATCTTTGTTATCTCTCAGATCGTTTAATTCGACTTTAGCCGTTTTTATATCTCCAGAAGATTGCAATAAAGTGCTGATCTCTTTCTGTATCTTTTCTATCTCTTGCTGTATTAGATTAATTTTATCATTATTAGAGTTGATACTTCGTTGTCTATCTAATAGGCCTTTCATACTTGTCTGACATTCCTTTAGCAATATTGCATTAGTATCGCACTCTAGTGCAATATCTTTCATGCCTTTTTGAATATCTGCTGCAGCCTTTTTAATTTTAGTCAACTTAGTTTCTTTAATAGAAATGTCTATATCCTGATCACATGTAGGACAATGCTCATTATCTTCAAAAAACTTAGCTTCATTAACTAGGTCTTTGATTTTTGATTTATACACCATATCTCTAGATTTTATATCAGAGGTTTTTTCAGAAAGCTCGTCATGTCTAGTACTTTCTATGTCTGTTAATGCGGTAATGTTTTTTCCTAATGCGTGAGATTCGCTAACTAAAGCTTTAACGTCATCTTCATATGACTTAATAGACGCTTCTTTAGACGATATCATATCCTTATTAATGGCTTGTAAGTCTCTGACATATTTCGACTGAGTATCCATCTTAGCTTTATATAAATCTAATGAATGATTTATTTCGCTTAGTTCTTCTTTAATCTTAGAATTACGCTCTTTTAACAAGGTATTCATCTTACTGAAAATGTTAATGTCTAATAAGTCTTCTATAACAGACCTACGTGACCATGCAGGTAATTGCATAAAGGGAATAAACGAGCTACTACCTAGTACCACAACCTGATGGAATGATTTATGATTAAGCTTTAGGATGTTTTGCTCTAAGAATTTCTGGTAATCTCTAGCATTACTTGCTTGATTAATCATATTACCGTTTTGCCAAATCTCAAACTTGTTAGGCTTAATAGCACGTAGAATTCTAAATTCTGAATTTCCGATGTTAAACTCAACTTCAACCACAGTACCTTTCTTGTTAATACTATTGATTAATTGATCTTTCTTGATATCCCTGTGAGGCTTACCAAATAAACTAAATGAAAGTGCATCCAGCATTGTGGATTTTCCTGCTCCATTCGAACCAACTATAAGTGTTGATGAAGTCTTATCCAATTGTACCTTTATGGTATCATTTCCGGTTGAAAGAAAATTCTTCCATGAAACCGATTTAAAATTTATCATACTACCTCTAAGTTTTGAGCTTCAGTGTAAAGCTTTCTCAGTTCAATTTTTAAATGATCTTTGTCTAAGTCAGTGTCGACTGCTTCAACATAAGAGTCTAATAGCTCAGTAGTATCTTCAAGAGATACTTTGCTATCTTCAACGCTTTCGCCTAAATACTCTTCAAAGCTTTCGGCGATTTTAAGTTCGTATGTGTCTATGCTTTGTAGTTTATCGACAAATTTATCAAACATGTACAAATCGTTTTTATTTAACACAATCAGCTTTATAAATTTCTGTTCGCACTCGCTAAAGTCGAAGTTACTATAATCTGTTTTAGTATCATCGTATATGATTTTTTTGAATATTGTAATAGGATTGCGAATAGGTGTGACTTCTCTTGTTTCCGTGTCTAACACGTGGAAGTATTTCGGATCATCAACATCTGCCCAAGTAAACTCAAATTGAGATCCTAAGTAATCAACATTCTCTTGACTAGATCTAGTATGAAAATGTCCGGATAATACCCGTTCAAACCTAGAGAAAATGTCAGCGTTCATACCATGTGGATTTGTAATTCCGGCCATCATCTCAAAACCTGCTAGTTCTAAATGAGCACCTAGTATCGGGGCTTTACAATTTAATGCAAAATCTACATATTCTTGGTAGTTACTATTATTAATCCATGGTATAACTGCGACACTTAGACCGTCATAGTCTAAGACTGTGGGCTTCATTATAATATTAACGTTGGATGTGAAGTAACCAAGAAGTTCCTTAAGTGAACATAACTCGTTTGTGTTCTTGAAATATACGTCGTGGTTCCCAGGAATAATGTCCATTGTGATGCCCATATCACGCATAGGCTCAAGAAAATGCTTGCGGTTCGCGTGGAGAGCCTTAAAGTTGACGAACTTTCGATGCTCATAGTAATCCCCTAGATGTAAAATACTATTTATACTATTTTCTTTAAGATACGGAAAAAATACTTCTTCGTAAAACCTAGCTTGATAGTTTAAAAATATATCTGACGAGTTCCTTACACCACAATGTGTATCATTCAATATTGCTACTTTCATATTATACCATAAATAGTTCTAGTTTTTCTTTCTCTTTTTCGATCTTAGCAAACTCTTTGATTTTATCATCCTTAGTTCTGATCTGATCGATACGTTGTCTAAGTGTATCAACATATTGCATTGTTTGTTGTGCACCTGCATCATCCATTCCCATTTGAGCAAAATCTTCAATACCCATTTTTTCAATGAATTTAAATTTAATGTCTTGTTGCTTTTTCTCTTTTGTTATTCTTCTGATAAAAGCAAAATAACATATTTGAGTAAAGTATGAAAATGCATTAGGATTACCCGTTCTTGTAGCAGTCTCAATCTTATAGTTATTGATTGCTCTTAAACAGTTTTCAACACCATCCATCACCATCTCTTCACGATAGGTGTACCGAACAAAGTTCGGTCTGTGGGACAGTCCTTCTGATATTTTCATGAAACAAGTAGCAATATAATCTGTTACTTTAGGAACAGCAGTTTCTGCCTCTTTTGCTTCGTGAACGCTTTTGACGTAATCGACTACAGAATTAGAGAAGTCTCTGTTATTCACATAGTGCGGTTTAGCCTTAGGTTTGATTTTATTAGTCATGTATTGTATTTCTCCCGATAATAGTATATTATAACACAGTTTACCTCAAAAGTAAACAACTATTTTAATTAATTTATTTTAGTTTATTTGCATAAAAAGGTGTACAAATGATCAAAAGTGTGATATAATATAAGAGTCAACCGGTGAGGTGGAGGTATACTAAAGTAGGTAATCTAGTGAATAGTCTTACTTTTCGCATCAAGATCATATGAATCAATATCCATTGAAGTATCTAGTTCATCACCAACTAAATCATTATAGTCGGTGTCGTATATGGTGTCTTTTCTAGCCTCTCCTTGTAAAGAGTATTTAATGTAAGACTCCTTCGTTTCGTTTACCACTTCGGTATGATTTATAACAAAGTGTTTCATAATCTTATAAACTTTCTTGTCTGAGAAAGGAAACCAGTCTGTAAAAGTCCATAGTCCTACAGGTGAAACCTGCACGGCCGCAGGCCGTTCTACAATAAAAGCTTTCTCGGTACAGCTCTGAACATAACAAATGATATTCTCACCGTTAGTAAGCTTTATATGTCTAATGTCTACGTTTTTAATTGATTCCATTTATATATTTATAACCTCAGCCGGTTTAAAGTTTCTATTGTTTTGATTCAAAATCTCTAATTGCCTGTTTAATAGAGTCTTCTGCTAGAACAGAGCAATGTATTTTTATTGGGGGCAATTCTAGAGCATCTACTATGTGCTTGTTTTTAATTTCTTTAGCTTCTTCTAGGGTTTTACCCATAAGCATTTCAACTAACTCACTCGATGATGCAATTGCAGAACCGCAGCCATAAGTTTTAAATTTTACATCTTTAATAATATGAGTATTACCTTTTTGCTCACATTTTATTTGAAGCTTCATTACGTCGCCACATGCTGGAGCTCCAACCATTCCAGTACCTACGTTTAATTCCTTTGGATCAAATCTTCCAACTTTAAATGCTTGAGGATTATTTAAAGTATTCTCAAACTTATCTACTACTTTTTTACTATATGCCATTTATATATTTATATCATGAACTTTATAGTCAAATTTCTCTCTACTATAAATTCTGATTCTCTCCGCGGCATGTTCAAGTGTGTAATTCTTTTTTGTTTTCCAATGCAAGTCGTCAGCAATATCATATACCTTAGTATCTATACCATCTTCAGACTTCCTCAATCCTCGGCCGATGCTTTGCAAAACCCTAATCTGAGATTTACTTGGTGAAGCAAATATGATATTATGTAAACGCTTAATATTAATACCTGTAGAAAAAGTGCCCATACTAGCGACAATAATCGCGTCGTCCTGCTTCTCTGTAATAGCTCGTATCTCTTCCCTCGTATCCACGTCGGTTTCACCTGAGACATAGAATAACCTCCTAGTGTTTCTTGGCAGTTCATTAAATTTCTCTTGTAGCATATTGTGCAACGGTTTGCCGTGCTTTTCTACAAATTGAAATAGTATTAACGTATTACCGGATTGATCCATAGCCAAGTTAGATATGAAGTTATTTCTAGGCCCATATCTTACAATAAAATCAATCTCTTCCTGGTATTTCATTTTTGACGCTAATCGACAATGTTCATCGCTATATTTTAAAAGCAATACAAAGATATCCAATTGCGACAATGACTTTTCTTCCATTAGTTTTTTAGTCGTGGTTACTTTATGAACCGGACCAAATAACCCTTCTAGTACTAGCTGATGTGTTGCTGTACCGTCTAACGTTCCTGTGGTTCCTAATCGGTACTGGGCGTTTACACACTTTTCTAAAATAGCAGTTAACGACTTAGCTTTAAAATTATGAGCTTCATCTCCAATAACCATGCCGTAATCTTTAAACCAGTTACTTTGCAACTTATAAATCGATTGCCATGTGGTGATAATAATCCGTTGTTTGATATTATACTTTTCTTTACCAGAGTATATTTTATGGCAGTTTTCCGCGGCATTCCACGTATCTTTACTAGAATAGTCATCAAAGTCTGAATACATTTGCTCTACGAGCGATGTGGTAGGCACAATGAGTAGCACATTGCCATCATACATGTCCAGATAGTATCTCACGGCTAAATAAATGATTAAACTCTTACCAGATGCTGTAGGACTAAGCAATAAAGATCGCTTTAATGTTAACGCATGCCAGAGCGCATCTAATTGGTAGTTCCTAGGTGTTATATCATCTCCGTTAACAGAAAGCTCGATTTCCTTCATAAAGCTTTCTAAATCGTGCACCTCTTCGCTATCAGGTCTACCAAACATAGAATTGTCTTCAACTATGAGTTCATAGGATCTAGCATCAGCAAATTCCTTCAGATACTTAAACAATCCACCGTATATAACCTTTTTTCTAAGATCGTACAGTCGTATCTTGCCATCCCACATTCTATTCTTATATGAAGGCATAAACTTATAACCAGGAACGTAGAAGCAAAAGTGTTCTGACAACTCCATCTCTATCCCGGGTTCAGTTACCACACTTAAAAATACTTCGTTCTTTTTCTTAACGATTAATTTTTCCATTACATTCCGCTTGTAAATTTGTTCCATTCAATAATATTTTTAATTGTTTGGTGTCTCCACTTAACGTTATCTAGTATTTCTTTTAACGTATCAACCAACTCTTGCGTGTAATGCATCTTTGCTTGGTGCTCTTGTATCAATGGATCTGCGTCATACCATTTATCCATATCGCCTTTTAGCACAGTTAAACCGTTGAGAGGATCATATCCCCATCCCCTTTTGTCCATTTCGTCTTGGCTTAACTTACCGTTATAGTGCATAAATTTATCACGTAGTAATACCTTAAATTCAAGATCTAATCTTTTAAATCTAAGTTTGTTTACGGAGTATAGTTCTAAGTACTTCGAATGAAGTTTTGCTGAGTCTCTGGCGGATTGGTCTAATTGAAGTTCGTCAATAATAGAATCTTTTTTCCACATCTCAAGTATTGTTTCTAGGTTATTCATAATGTATCCAGTAATGTATATTGTAATGTATATTGTAATGTATATTAGAATATGCATTCTACTACACATTCTAATATATATTTATTTATATGACTTATTTGATTTCGAAATAAGTGTATTTCAGTGTTACGTCAGCTTGTAAATATTCAACATCAGTTTGTTGTGTTGAGAATTCAACAGCGGATAGATTGGTAGGGAAACAATCAGTAAATGTTATTTCCTTAGTGACATTGTTATGACTGCTTAATATAGAAAGGGTTGCGTCTGATTTAAACTTCTCCCCATGTTGTATTATATTATGCATCCAGTTAAACATCTCAATATAATTTTCCATATTCTCAGTAACGTTAAACCTAATAGCTAAATCGCCAAAATTAATTCTGTCACCTGTAAATGCAAGGTTTGATCCTTTATAAGGTGATGGAACTTCTCCTAAAGACAAGTCGGGCATAGTTACCGATGTACAGAAATATTCAACGTTAGAATATTGAGTAGAATCGATTTTAAATTGAAACCCCGTAGGGCTCAAAAAGTTCTTATTTGTAGTAGTCATATATCTATTTATACCAATCTAAATGCTGAGTGTTAATTATTTATCGTTAACAAACTCGTTAAGCTGTTTAGCTACAGATATTACTTCCTCTGCAGATATCAACTTTAAAGGATAATCCCTTTTATTATTAGGATTATTATCGTTGTGCATATACACCGCGTCAACTTCCCTGTTAATATTTTGCTCTAATAGACCCTGAGCCTGGTTTAGTAAGTCAGCTCTGATTTCAAAGCCTGATTTTCCGTTTGACATATTACCTCCGTGTGTGTGTCGTGTAACATCATGTTACATATCTATTTATACGCATAAAAAAAGGGATCCCGAAGGATCCCTTTAAACTGTAACCTAATTAAAGATTAGCTGTTTTGCATAATTCCATCAACTCTAAAGATTCTAAAGTAAGGATTAGCTCTATCAGTACCAGTTGTACCATCTGTTGCTACGAATGGGTTAGCAACCATACCATATCTAGTTTTGAAACCGATTCTTGGTTGGAAGTCATTCTCGCCGATCGCTTTAACCATAGTTAAAGGAACGTATGGGCAATAGAATAGACCTGCGTCGTATGGAGTATTACCTCTATAACCGACACATACGTAGTCAGGATTAGTACCAGCAGCATATGGATCTACATATACTTTGAACTTACCATTAAGAACACCAGCAAAAGTATTACCAGTATCATCAACATTCAAGTTAGTAGCAAGTGCAGGACTGTAGTCAAGCATTCCAGAAGCAGCTAAAATTGAAGCAACATCAGAAGAACAGATTACATAGTTACCTTTTCCTCTTCTTGTAGCTTTAGCAATTACGTTTGCTTCTCTTTCGATTTGAACAATCAAACCTTTTGCTTTTTCAGCTAACCAACGGCCATCTGAATCAGTATGCAAGTTAAAGATACCTTTAACAGCAACACTTGATTGCAAAGCACCTAGAGTAGCTTTACGGTTTACAGTTCTAACGATCTCTCTGTTGATTTCCGCAAGGATTTCAGAAGAAAGGATGTTAGCTAGTTCGCCTTCAGCATCTAGACCGTGCACAGCTTTAAGATCTTGTGCAAGTTCCATTGTGTACTCAGCTTTAAGAGCTCTTGACTTAGCAGTAACAGTAGCTTTGTCGATTGAGAATGCCATCTCACCGAAAGAACCGTCACCAGATTCGCCAACACCTAATCTTTCAGATTGAGTAGTTGTAAGACCACCAGCGACATCAGAAACGATCTCACCAGAAGTTTCACCAGTTGCTAATGAATTATCTCCATCATCAACAGCGGCTTCAAGACCAGAAGGTCCAGCTTCTTGAGTAACAGAACTGTCACCAGAGAACGATGCGTTAGCTTCGTCATGTAGTGCTTCAGTACCACCCTGTGTGCTATATCTTGACTTCATAGCAAAGATAAGACCAGTAGGTCCAGTCATTGGTTGTACACCAGCGATATCATAAGCGATAAGATTTGGCATTGCTCTTCTTACGAGAGAGATCAATACTGGATCGAATCCTTTGATGTTACCGGCTGTAGTACCCATACCAGCTCCAACTGCGTTAGCGGCTGCTGCTTCACCAAGGAAGTTTCCTTGAACTGAAAGAGCATCTTCACGAGCTGAAATTTCTTGGTTCTCTAACAATCTAGCAGTCACTGCTGCTTTATGATTGTCTTGAATTGATGGAACATCGGCGTGCTCGAGAACCGGAGCCCACTTTTCCATTAAGTTTTTGTCTGCGTTAAACATTTTTAGTTTCCCCTATTAGACTATTTATTAAATTTTGAAATAGCAGATGTGTATCTAGCCATAACATCACTGATATCGGCATTTACCGAGTCAGTACCAACCAATTTTTGAGCGTCATCTTCTGATTCTTGAGCTTCAGATCTGAAGTATGATTCTTTGATTACATTTACTTTCATTTCGAAAGTATCTGCATCATCAAAATCAATATCTTCTACCAAAGATGCAAGCTTTTCAGCTTCAGTTAATGCTAGCCCAGAAGAAGCCTTTCTTACTATCTCAGCTCTTTCCAATCCGGAAACAGACTCAGTCAGCTTGATATTCTCTTCTGTTGATTTATTTAAAGATTCTTCCAGTTCAGCGACTTGTTCGGCGAGTTCGTCGACCATGTCTACCTTACCTTCTGGAACCTCAATATAATGTTCTTTGAACACTGATTGTAAAGAAGACATAAAGTCCTCAGCAATTTCAGTCCTAAGACCTGTAGTTACTGCAACTTCGTTATCCGACATCCAGTTAGAAACCACATAGTTAAGGTAAGAATCTACCTTTTCTACTAGTTCTGACTTGATTTCAGTTACTTCTTCTTCAAGGTTTGCGACGTACTCAGATTCTAATCTGTCAATCTCTGCACCTACTTTAGTTTTTAAAGCAGCTTCAAAGATGATTCCAGCTTTTGCTTGGAAACCATCGGATAGTGTAGCTTCTTCAGCCACTAATGATTCTAAATCTTCAGAGTAGTCAATATGGTCAACATTTACGTCTTCCTTAACTGGCTTCTCTTCTTCTTCGTCATCACCATGATCACTTTCCACGGTTTTCATAACACTAGCATAAATCTTTTGTGCGTCTAGTTTATTTGATTTCTTCAACATATCATTTACTGATGCCATTAAAGCAGCTTTAGTTTTAGGCATTTCGACTACAGGTTTTTTGTCTTCGTCGTCTTCATCATCTTCAGACTCCTTAACTTCTTCTTCGTCTTCGTCGTCTTCTTCAGACTCCTTAACTTCCTCTTCGTCTTCATCCTTTTCTTCAGCTTTTCTTTTGACCTGAGCTTCTACGATTTCTTCGTCTTGAACTTGTTCGTCTTCAACGAGCTCCTCGTTAGTAAGCTCTTCAACTTCTGATACGTCTTCGACTAAATCATTTTTCATTTTGTCATTCGACATATTTATTCTCCTATTAAGAATTTACAAGTTTAGAGAGGAAATTCTTAAAAGCTTTAATCTCAATATCCGATGAACGCATACCTCGAGCTCCTTTTATTTCAGTCTCAATTTTCTCAATTTCTTGTGGACAAAGAACGCCATTTTCCCATATCCATTCAACACCTTCCATAATTCCATTGACAAATGCCTCTGGAGCTGAAGGGTCCTGAACGATATCTACAGTGGACAACATAAAGTCATCCTTCACGTACATAGCGCCGTTTTTTTGCACAAGACTTCCCATACCACGACTTGATACACCAAGCTTAACTCCACCTTCTAACAAACCAGTTACGATATTGCCCATTGGGGTATTAAGGATCGATGCTTTTCCTATAACATTACTTCCGTCAAATTTGAGTTCTGTAATCTTATGTGAAACTTTATCTAAGTTAATCGTAGGTCCATCAGGGTGATTTAATTCCCCAACAGCTCTACCTTGACTTACCTGATCTTTTACATATTTGTTAACTGCATTTTCAAGTATAGCTTTTTCATATACTCTACCGTTACGATTCTTCGCATCGGCTTGCATAAAAACACCTTCAATGCATAGTGTTTTCTTACCGTTAACTTTTTCTTCAATAACCTCTAGGTTACTGTCGTTATATTCTGCTATAAGTTTCATTTACTTATTTCCGTTGTTAGTCCTCTATTTTAGAGGCCTGTCTGTCTTGTAGCGAAGAAGCTAATTCGATCTTCTTTGCATCAAGAGCAGCAGATAATTTGTCTGCCATAACGTTATTAAACTGTTTACCAGCGTTATTGTTATCGCCATTTTTTACATTATCTATTAAATTTTCAATACTCATTTATTTATCCTTTGTATATATTTATAATATTTTAGATGTCAAGGTCGTCGTCATCTTCGATTTCGCCAGAAGCCTTTTCAGCTTTTATCTGTTT